TATGACTATTGGTTCAATGTCACCTGCTACAGATACGGTTCGGATACAATGCTCTTTGGGTATTCTATCAGCTCATCAAGGTGCAAGTGCTAGTTCGAATATAACGTATGATCCAGTTCAGCACGCTTGGTGGAGAATCCGAGAACTCAGCGGTACGATCTATTTTGATACTTCTCCAGATGGTGTCAACTGGACAAACTTCTGGTCGATAGCTTCAGCTCTGACCAACCCCACAAATGTTTGGGTTGAATTCAGTTCTGGTTGTTATAGTGGTACGGCTGCTGCTGACACGTTCATTGATAACATCAATGTTCCGGGTCTGGCAGATTCAGCAACAGAAGTTCTAGCACTAACACCTAGCGCACTTGAAGGTAAATACTGGGCAGATGCAGCTACAGCAGCTATAGCTCTAACACCAAGCGCGCTCGAGATACGCGAGATATCTGATGCAGCTACAGTTCCACTAACATTTACGCCCTCAGTTGCAGAGGTCCATGAGATACCTGATGCTGCAACAGTTGGGTTAGCCTTTACGCCTTCCGCAGTTGAAGTACTTGTATCAGTTGATGCGATTACAGTACCGCTCATTCTTACTGCATCAGCACTAGAAACCAGGATAATTTCTGATGCTGTAACTGTCTCTCTTGTACTAACTCCATCGGCTCCGGAAACGGTGCAGCTAGTAGATGCGAATACAGTGCCATTGGTGTTTACTGGTACCAGCACCGATATTCTCATAACTTCTGATGCCGGCATTATCACACTACTGCTGCTAACGCCTTCGGTATTTGAGATAGCGGTATTTGTAGATGCAACGACGGTTAGTTTGGTAATTACACCATCTGCCACAGAATCAATGGAGATTACACTTGCAGGCACTGTTCCGCTTACGCTAACTGTATCCGGTAGTGATACTTATACGCCAAGCGTTCCTCTTACAGACGCGGGTACAGTAACTCTAACGCTAGCACCGTACTATATATTCAGTAGCGCGGCACTTACAGATAGCTTCAATAGAGCAAATGAAGGACCACCGCCGACTGGCTGGACTAACTGGATTTCGGGTGGATTGCAGGTCATCTCAAATCAACTAGCTCCGAACACGACGAGCAACAACGGTGCGTACTTTAACACATCATATACCGCTGACGTTGAAGCTTACATGACAATAGTTACTCTTCCTGCTAATGGTGGACAGAGTATAATTGCTGCTCGGCTTGATCCTGCTGCTGGTGGACCACATGGAACGTGTTATACCGTTGAATATAACGCACAGGCTGCAAACGATCGTTGGGATATTGCTAAATATGTCGCTAATGTTTGGACTTCACTTGGTACATTCCATTTTCATCCTGTCAATGGTGATAAGATCGGTATTCGATGTATTGGCAATGAGATTCAAGCGTGGTGCTTTGACAGTGGTGCTTGGGTCCTAGTAGGTAGTATCTTTGATTCGTCAATAGCTGGCGGCGGGACTAACAGTAAAGTCGGCTTTATGAACTATGGCGCAGCAATTAGCACTATTGCTAGATATGACGACTTCTATGTTGGGAACATACCTACTGGTACTCCTCAAACACCTGATATCGCACTATTTGTCGATGCAAATACGATCAACTTCGTGTTTACGGCTAGTGTAGTCGAAGCTGCACAATTAGCTGATGCAGCAACTTGCCAAGTTATATTCACTCCATCCGGTACAGACGTTTATGCGCCTCCTGGCATACTAATTGACTCTGCTACAGCGTATCTAGCTCTCACACCTAGCCTGGTCGAAGTAGCTGAAGCAGTTGATTCAAATACAGCTTATCTAGCACTAACGCCGGCTAGTACAGATATAGTTGTCCCGTCAGATCCAGCGACCATTCAATTTGCGCTAACTGTCTCAGGAACAGACGTATTTGTACCTGGCGCGGCTATCACAGATGCGGCAACCGTACCGTTGGCTCTAACACCTTCAGTAGCCGAGGCTTATGGTTACACTGACGCCAACGCCGAATATCTCCTATTCATCCCAGGAGGCACAGACACGTATGCGCCTCCGAACGTTATTACAGACTTCAATACTGCGCTACTTAAGCTCACTCCTTCAATAAGTGAGACACTCCTTTACGCCGAGTTCGGTACAGAGTATATTACCCTCGTACCAAGTAGTGCAGATATTGCAGCGTATGTAGATAGCGCAACAGAGATACTTAAGCTGACTCCGAGTGCAGCAGAAGCACTTGTCCCTGGTGCGGTATTTACAGACGCTTCCACGGTATCTCTCCTCTTGGTGCCTAGTGGAGCTGAAGTATACATACCCCCAGCGGTATATGCTGACGCTGCTTCAATTCCACTATTGCTTTCTGCATCTGGGCAAGAGACATTAGCAGCAATTGAAGCAGCATCAGCATATCTTAAGCTTACGGCAAGCGGAGCTGAGGTACTTGTACCGCCTGGAGTTATCACAGACGCCGCCACTGTATCGCTATTGTTCTCGATACTTTCGCAAGAGGCATTTGCAGCAGTCGATACGTTAACTGCGCTATTGCAGCTAATCCCATCTGCCGTAGAACTCTTCGTTCCGGCAGTTGTCATAACTGACACAGGTACGGTATACCTCCGACTTACAGCAAGCGGCGTAGAACTATTCTTGCCGCTCATCAAACCTCCGAAGCATGAGCTTGAGGGTACACTCTATAGACGGTATGCTACCGATCTAGCTGAGCTAGTCTACACAGCAGTTGCACTACAGCGATATCTAGCAATATGCAAGGGCACAAGATATTCAGCGACCGTTCCATATCAAAGGTGGTGGACAAGATATGATTCAACTTATCAAGGGCACCAAAGAGCATTTGCCCGTTGATGTTCGAGACAGACTAGGTAACCTAACTACTCTCGACGCCACCACTGTTACGTATATGGTGCGTAAGGAGTCTGATGATACAAGCGCAATTGCGGAGACTCAGGCTACTACGCTGGGTATGACGGTATTCTGTCTAATTGACACAACCAATCTAGCGGTAGACCGCTACGACTTGCTGGTTCGCATCAATGTGGACGGTACTGAAGTTCCGCTGCTTGGACCATTTGATTTCGAGGTTATCTAATGGCGATAGAGCTTAAGCTAAGCAAGGACAAATTCCTTGAGACAATAGGCTATAAGCCACACTCTCCGGGTCAGAAGTCAGTACACGACTCTACTGCTAACCGTAAAATTGCCTGCTGTGGCCGACGTTGGGGTAAAAGCCTCACGTTCGGTACAGACTTGGCTTTCGAGTGCTTAGCACCGGAAAAGATGTTCTGGATTGTCGGGCCTACTTACAAGCTTGCAGAAAAGGAATTTAGAGTAGTTCACAACATCTTTACAAAGAAGCTCGGACTGACGAGCCAGTTGAAGATTGCATATAACGTAGAACAAGGACATATGCGGATTAAGTTCCCTTGGGATACGATAGTGCAATGCGCCTCGGCGACTAACGAAGATTCGCTACTTGGTGAAGGTCTGAACGGTGTCATTATGTCAGAGGCAGCTCGGCATAAGATGGATACCTGGGAACAATACATAGAACCAGCCTTGTCCGATGAAGGTGGCTTCGCTTGGTTCCCTAGCACACCCAAGGGATTCAACTGGTTCCAGGGACTATGGCAACTAGGCCAGATGCCTGATATGCAGGAATACGAATCGTGGCGATTTCCTACTTGGGAAAACACGGTAAAGTATCCGGGGGGATTCGATAATGAACGTCTTACTCAGATTAGGGCTGTAGTTAGTCCTGCTTTTTGGAAGCAAGAATATGCAGCCGAATTTACGACGTTCGAGGGGCAGATTTACGAGGAATTTGACCCTCAAATTCATGTGCGCGATCTCACCTATAACCCAACGTGGCGCAATTATTGGGTATTCGATTACGGTTTTAATGATCCCTTCGTCTGTCTCGACATTATGGTTGATCCGTCAGATAACGTATACGTCTGGCGAGAGTATCAGATGCGATATAAGACTACATGGGAACACGCACACATTATACGTGACCGCGAGAACCCAATCGGATTTCATATAGACGGCAAGTTCGGTGACCCTGCGGGAGCTGATGAAGGTGCAACTCTTGGATTGGTCTTGGGACAAATCACAGCTCGCAAGGTTCCGTGGATTAATGGAGTCGAGGCTGTTAAGCGTAAGTTGAAGATTCAGCCTAATGGACTGCCGCAGCTTTATATCGACAGGTCCTGCATAAACCTTATTAGACAAATGCAGGCTCTACGACATAAGGAGGCTAGACCTGAAAGAAATGCGAAAGAGGGACAAGTTGATTTTGATGACCACGGCCCTGATGCACTTAGGTACTTTGTAGGTGAGTTCTTTGTCTTGGGCGCTGGCATGAGTCTGTCAGACGTATACAATAGCTCGCAACTCGGGTCAGAGGCGGAAACCTTCTTTACCTTGAAAAGAGGGCTTTCACTGAATAGCCAAGTAGGTCACGAATGGCACTGAGCGATCTATTTAACCTGCGTAAGCAGGCTCCTTCGACTACGCTCGTTTCGGGAGGTACTGATGTACCTCCTGAAGCCGAGGCAGAAATTGGGTCATCAAGAGCTACCATAATTAGAGAGGTAGTACCTGACCTAGTTTCAAAGACGATGGAACTTCGCACGTACTATCAAATGGCGAATTTCCATTCGGCTTGTCGAAGTTCTCTTAAAGCCGTTAAAAGCTCAGTTATGGGAGCTGAGTATTACGTAGAGCCTGCTGACGAAGATCAGGAAAGTCTCGACATAGCTGAGTTTGTCGAGTACAACTTGACTGCTGCACCGAGTTCACCTTGGCGAGTTACTCTAAGTCGTATCCTGAAGATGTGCGATTATGGGGTATCCTGCTTTGAGCATGTATGGGAGCAACGTGATTGGGCACCGAATAGGCCGGGTGCCAATCATAAGACGTACACAATGCTTAAGAAGCTTGCGCCGCGTCCAGCCTCGACTATCGAACAAATCTTTTATGATGAGAACGGTGGTCCTACTGGAATTCGCCAATATGCCGTTCGTGACCAAGGTGGCGGATACGATCAAGTTGAAATACCCATAGAAAAGCTCCTGCTCTTCGTGAACGACGAAGATAACGGAGATTTGTGGGGTAGGTCATTGCTCCGCTCAGCGTATCCCCACTGGTTCTACATACAGCATCTTTACAAGGTAGATGCTATACAGAAGGAACGTCATGGAATCGGCGTACCCTTTGGACAGCTACCTCCGGGTTATACTGATGCCGACCGCGATGCGGCATTTGAGATGGTTTCAAATCTCCGCACCAATGAACGTTCGGGTGTCGTATATCCCGAAGGGTATGTATTTGGCTTCCTAGAAGTTAAAGGACATATGGCCAATGTCATCGAATCTGTAGACCATCACAATTCGATGATTATGCTAAACGTCCTGGCCGAGTTTCTAATGTCAGGCATGATGCATACCGGCGGTGGTCGGGCAACTTCTGCAAGCCAGCAGGATATCTTCATGAAGGCAAATCGCTCAATGGCCGATATGATCTGCGATACATTCAACTTGTATCTAGTGCCGTACATTGTCGGATACAATTTCAGTACCGACAAGTACCCAATTGTGAAGGCGCGCAATATAGGTGACACGAAAGATCAGCAGCAACTTGCTTCCGCCCTCGCAAATCTCTTCGCTCAGGAAGTTATCACGCCTGACGAAGATACAGAGAATTGGGCACGTAGAGCATTTGACATGCCTCGCAAGATTGGCCCACGTCCCGTTTTGTCACCGTCTCAGATACGCGAAGTTATTAACGTACAAGGCGGTGGAAATGGGCAGGTACAAGATACAACGCAACAAAAGGGTAACATCAAGCCTAACGCGAACAAGCCCGGAAATATGGGCAAGGGAAATAACGTGACATAGAATGGCTATTGAGATCGGCGTGTTCTATGCTGGATTCGGCGATCTTTATCGAATAGCTGACATATGGAAGGGCGACGAGCACAACTGGCCGGAGATACAGATAGAGAACATATCGGGGGATCATTGGGCTTTCCAATGGATATCTCTGACAGATTTTACAAAGCATTTCGAGGAGGTCGGGCTTGATGTGTGAGGATTGTAGGAAGAAGCGGAAGAAGAAGCTACTGTACTAATGTACGATGCAAGCCAACTCTACGTAGATCCCATACTCGGTAACTTCTCGGTAGGATACAAAAGGATGCCAGTAGATACAGGACCAAAGGGCAAGACCAAAAAGCTTACGGCAGGTATGGGACTTTACGGCGTACAGCATCTTCCCGATAAAGCGCCAGATAAGACTAAGCCTTGGGCTGTTGTCAACTTGGATACAGGAGACATAAACGGTAGGTGGCATCCAGACGAGGAATCTGCTAGGGGTCAACAAAAGGCCCTATATGCTCAGCTCGGAAAGAAGGCTAGAAAGATGGCAGAAGAATCAGCAGAAGAATCAGCAGAAGAACCGTGGGTAGCTAAGAAGAGCGATAATTGCCCACCCGATAGACCTTGGGGGGTAATTAACCAGGCTACGGGAAAACAAGATTCCTGTCATCCCGATAGAGCATCTGCATCAGCTCAAGCAGATTCTCTGAATGAGAGTATTTCTGAGGATGAGCCTGGTAAAGAGATGAGTGAGCATGTAATCCTGTCAGAGCTAATGTTCGCTGAACAGCAGAACAATCTGATCTGGATACATGCATTGCCAGCACGAACGTGGCATACGGAAGAGTATGGTGACGTACCCGTAACAACTGCAAACTTGCAGCGGATGGTAGATAACTTCTACGGTAAGGTACGTGGTCAAGAAATCGCAACTAATTACGATCACGGTCGAGATACGGCAAAAGGCAGTAAAGCATCTGGATGGATTAGAGAAGCTGAGATACGGGACGACTCGCTGTGGTTGGGTGTTGAGCCAACTGCTACGGCTCTTTCCGAAATAAAAAACGGTGAGTGGAAATACTTTTCGTTGGAATGGGATGATTGGAAGCATCCCGAAACAGAAAAGATGTATCAGGATGTGATAATTGGAGGTGGGCTAACTAACAGACCAATCGCAAAAGGTCTTGTCCCGATTAACTTCTCTGAACTAGATTCGGATGGAGCTATC